AACTGACGTTGATTCTGAGAACGCTCTGTTGTACGCTGCTACTATCGATTGGGCATCTGTAACAGTAACAGAATGTCCTAAAGGTTTAGCCATTGACCAAGAGAACCTGTGTTCTCCAATATTATAGTTGTCTGCATCGTCTCCATCACTAGAATCATTCCAATAGGCTGAGTTCGGTGACCCACCATCTCCTTGAACAACGTATGGGTTACCTACATCTTGATCATCAGCTGTTGCTGTGTTAGTAAATGTCCCAGGTGTAAACGCTATTGCGTGTGCATCTGTTGCTGTGCTTGTATCTGTCTTAATTATTTCGACGAATTTAGCTACTGTTTCAGATGTGCTTACTGTATCTGTTGTTAAGAATTTATAGAAATTATATCCTGTTGAGGAAACTGAGAATGCAACATTGTAATCAACCACACTTCTTACAATAAGATCTCCAAACACTTGCATTCCTGCAGGGTGTACGGTATCTCTTATTGCTCTGTCCCATGTTGTCTGCTCTACAGCTGACTTAATAACATAAGCATATGGTTGATATCTTTTGTTGTCTTGTAATACGTTGACATCGGATAATTTTCCTCTGTCATCTTTCCACTTACCTTCATATTCAAATAAATATCCTGTGGATATGGTTATTGTAGTCGCTTCTCCTGTTGGTGAAGTAATTACAATGTCTGCAGAGTCTGCTAAAAAGCCTGATCCTGCATTAATAATTTGAAACGTTGCAGGGAGTCCTGCGGAAGTAATAGACGTAACTCTTATATAGGCATTGTTTTGTCCGCCTACGAAGGTATAGTTGTCTGTATCACTTTGATGTACACGGAAATATCCTCCACCGGAGCCATTAGTGCCGTCTCCTGCTGCTGCATATCCTTTACCATCATCTCCCGTTTCATTGATCTTATAAACTTGTCCTACTTTAAATCCTGCATTACTTGCTGAACCACTATAACTCTTAAACGTAACTCCGGTTAATTGCCTAACCAAATATCCATAGATATCTGAAGCCGAGTTTCCTGCACCATCATCAACGATATAAGATCTAATATCTGTGGGTGCAGTTTCTGTGATTATATTAATGCCTGCTGTGGTATATCCTGTACCTGCTGCAGTTACTGCCACTGCTGTTATTTTTCCGTCTGCTATTGTAGCTGTTGCTGTGGCTCCTGTACCGTCTCCAAATATTTGTATGCCTGGTATTGCTCTATAATCAGCTCCACCGTCATTAACAGTTACACTTGCTATACCGCCAGAAGATATTATAGGTGTTGCTACACCGCCTGCTCCTGGGCCATATACGGCTGTTGTTACTTCATCAAATTTAAGTATGATATCAAATCGTTGTAATGTTATACCATTCGTTTGATATGTATTCTTTTCTACCCTAGTTACTGTTGCATTCTGTGTATTTAATGCAGTAACAGATCCCGTTGATTGATGATACCTAATATCAATTTTTTTACCTTGTAACTCTAACGGTTCTAATACTCCTCCATGCTCTGCTTCTTGTAGTTTAACTGCTTGTTCAACACTATAAAAAGCATCAGAGGGTTTTAAAATATATCTACTAGGGTATTGTACTTCAACGTTCTCTCCATACATTAACCTAAAAAATGTTTCTATTGATTCCCTAGTACCTTTAGCTTCATAAAAGTCTTTAGCTCTTTTATAAAAGAAACGTTTATCTACTGTTACACTTTTAGGGAAATCATTTACAAGCGCTCCTCTCCATTTATCTAAAAAGGCTTCCTGTGCATAGTCAATATCATTACTGTAATTTACTATTTCATCGCTTTGTTTAGAATCTTGATCCATAAAAGCATAATACTTTTTAAGGAAAGTAACGAATGTTGGATACTCATCTCTGATATATTCTGGGAATTGATCTTCGATTAGAAAGGAAGTGTTTCTTGTTTCTGTTTTTATATTGCCTTGTGCAGCATCTAATACTACTGATGCTGTTGCACCGGTTGCTGATGTGTCAGATGCATGTGGTGTTATAGTAACTGTTGGCGTAGATGTATAACCTGTTCCAATGTTTGTAACTGTAATTGTTGTGATCGCTCCACTTGATACTGTAGCGATCGCTGTGGCTCCTGTTCCGCCTCCGCCTTCAATAGTTATCGTAGGCACATTATTATATCCCGTGCCACCTGCCGTGATGGTTATAGACGAAACGTATCTATAAAATGATGGGATATAGTCTGTCATTAGATCTCTTCTACTTCAGGTGATGCTGTTATTACTGTTCCCGCTCTTGAATTTATTTGTGAGTTCACTACACTATCGTCTAGTGTTAATACTGTATTTCTTGAGGGTTTAGCAACGACAGGAGCAGTAGAAGTATCTGAGGTTCTAATTAATGCTTGTGTTGTTATGTCCTTTACAGAATCATGAGGGGTGACTTGTATTCTTAATGTTGCTTCTGTTCCATATAGGGTGTTAATTATTGTTGACGGAACAGATACTGTACCTGCATCATAGTCTATTGAACCTATGTCTGCTATAATAGTTCCTGTAGGTGTAACTGCTTGAACAATTCCTGATCCGCTATACAATGGTGCCACCACTCCTGAATTAGGAACGTCTTGTAATAAGACCTTTGTTGTTACACTTGCTATTGTCAAATCAAAATATGTGCTTGTAAGTTCTCTAGGTTGTAATTTCTGATTAAACTTAACTGTATAATTTTTAGCTACAGCTAAATCAGGTTTAATTCTCTTTTGGAATCTGGTTTGAATATTTACAGATATTATTGCATCTGAAAATTCTTTAATACTGTCGTGTAATCTTGTGTAATAAAAACTCTTGTTTAGCTTATTCAAACTATTATTAAAATAAGAGTTTACATTGCCTAATACGCCTGCTTCTATTTGTCCTTTTGCTAATGTTGTTAATTTAGGATTATATACTACTCCTACATCCAAAGAAACGTATGTGTACTCTGGATCTACAAACTCAGGAATAATTGATACCGGAGTTTTAGGTTCTATAACTGCTGTTTTAATATTATCTTTATCAGATTCTGTTATAAATGATCCGAGTACAGGATTAAGTGATATAAACACTTTACCATATATAGGTGGATCGTTTTTCTCTCCACCCCAAACAGAACATGATTGTATATTAGGATTGGCTGCTAATATAAGTGTTTCGTAGTCTTGTTCTGTAACTGCTCTGTCTCTTGTTGCGTTAAATCGAGGAGCATTAAATCTAATTTCGTCTATGCTTTCTTGAATACTTCCACTACTAGCTGCCAAATGTGTGGTGTTGGTAACTGACTCTCCTGCTGTTGCAAGTGTTGTAGTTGCTGCAAAGGTTTTAGCTGTGTTTGCTTGTGCTCCATTAGAGTTTATATAGTCAATTATAACAATGTTACCATTAGATAATTTTTTACCTATTACATCGTCTCCGAATCTAATTTGAAATAAACCATCAGCTCCTTCTTCTACAAAATACGCTTTGGTATCTGATTTAACATTTAAAAATGTTGAATTTAAATTATAAACCGTTGTTGTTAAATCTGTTGAAGAATTTTGTACTCTAACTCTTAATGTTGTTGTGTCTGCTCTATCATTTGGCAACACATAAGGGCCTGCTTCAGCTCCTGTTGAAACAACAAATTGATTTGCTACTCTTACACCTTCTTTAATATCTAATCCCGGAAAAACAAATTGTGTTTGGGATGCTGCTGTTGCTGATTGTCCGGTGTACATTCCATAAGTTAAGCCTGAAGATACCGTTGTATTTTCACCTGTAGAAATCTGAGTGCCTAAATTTGTTTGTGCTTCTTTTTTACCACTGTTAGGAGCATAAAAACTTACTCCACTATATTCTGCAAATGTATAAGTTGTTGCTCCGGTACCACCTGTGTCTGCTGCTTCTGCTGCTGCTTCTGTTAAATACAAAGGAAAATAATATCCTTTGCCTAGTGTTGAGTGTGTTCCTTCTAACCAATAAGGACCGGCTCCACCTACGCTTACCGCTTGTGTTGTAGTTGTGCCTGTTGGATAAAATTTAAATGTTGTTCCATTAACAGCAGTTGTAAATGTAGATTCCCTTGACAATACTAATGTTGTTGCTGTGTAACTAGCAGGAACCGCTATTGCTAAATTAATTTTCGCTGTTGAACAACGTCTAGATCTTGGTGTGTAACCAAGAGCTTTTGCTATTGATACTACAGATTCCCTCTTAATAGCAGTATCTATGAAGTTTTCATTAGCTAACATGTGTGCTAATATGCCATTGTAATGCGTATTATACGCTAATAAGTCTATTAAAACTGCAAGGCCTGAACCTTCAAAGTTATAATCTGTAAATTCTGTTTGACTATTTAAAAAGGTCTTAAGGTTTGCCTTTATGTTATCAAAGTCTAATTCTGATACGTTTAATTGTGCCATTTGTCTACCTCAGCCTCGTAAGACTTACTGATAAGTCTTGTGGTTCGTTTAACCCTTTTATTAAAAATCTTATCTGAACATTGTAAGCATTCTGATCGTAATCAGGTTCAGTTGATATGCTCATTATATCTACCCTTGGCTCATAATTTCTTATTTGTTGTTCTACCGCAGTAGATATGTTTGTCCCCAATTGAGGGTCCATGTTTTCAAATAAGAACTGATAAAGAGCCGAGCCCAACTCCGGATGAAATGGTCTTTCGTAAGGCTTTGTTAGAAGCAATGTTTTTATTGATTGTTTCACAGCGTTTACGTCTAATTTTTTGTTTATATCTCCCGAAAGAGCGTTTTTCGTAAACAACATATCAAAGTCTTTATATAACCTTGCTATTTTTAGTTTTTGTGGTGTTGCCATAATAGTATTTATACTACCAGTCGAAATCTGGTAACTCTAAATTAAAAAATTCTTTGGCTTGATCCTTCACTCTTGTTTTTACATCTATATTAATTTTTGGTTTTTTATAAACCGGGATAGAGCCGCCCTTTAATATTGCTGCAGGGTCTATATCTGGGAAAGAAGTAGGTGTCGCTTTAACTACAACCTCAACCCCCTCTTTCTCAACATTTGGAATCTGTTTACAAAGCTGTTCTAAAGTTACTGCCCCTGTTCTTAATGCGGATTCTAAATCATCGAAATTTTTAACATCACCTAAGTCTATATCGCCCCACTTGTCTTTTAAGTATTCAAGATTAGTTTCGATTACATCTTTATTAACTCCTACTAATAGGACAAGTTTTAAAAAGTCTGCAACATCTTCATGTAAATTCTTATCTGCTGCATCCATAACCTTATTTAAAATACTAGGGATCATGTTTTCCATGGAGCCTATTACAGAATTAATATCTTCTAAGGCATCGTTCTTTATTTCATTTAACTTTCCTAAAGGCGATGCGTCAATAGCTGCGTCGAATTTATCCTCGGCTGCTGCTACTTTGTCTGCAAGTTCTTTTAATTTTTCGCTAGGTCCGCAACTCATATCTTATCCATTTGGTGTTGAAGTTTCTTGTGATCCAGGAGTTGGTGAGCTTGCTCCGCCAGTTCCAGGTACCTCTGTATGCGTATGCTGTGTATGTGTAATTCCTGCTACTGTAATCTCGCCTCCACTATAAGTAATATCTGCTGTTGGAGATGTTAGTTTATGTGTTCCACCTATTGTTTCTGTGAGGGTACTGCCTATTGTATCTGATTTAGTTGTAGCCACATCTAATATTTGATCTGCTAATGTTTTAATTGTCATTGTAGAACCTGATCCTACTTCCATTAAACCACTTGCAGCTAGATAAACATTGCCTCCTGCTAATGCTCTATATGTTCCGCCTGCTGAGATAACTACATTTTCTTTAACACTTTTTAAATCTTTGTTATATGTTTTATTAACTGTTTCAGCAACAGAATCTATTCTGTTTTTTGCTACACTAATTGTTTGATTTCCTATTATTGTTTCGGTGTCGTCTTTTGCTACACGGGCTGTTCTATTTCCTTTAATTGATTGTGTTACATCTGTTCCAACGACTTTAATATCGTTGCCATTTATCTTTGTAACTCTTGATCCAAGAATAGATAAGAAATAATCTCCTTCTACTTCTTCGTATTTGTCTCCTGTTACAAGCAATTTAGCGTCGCCTTCTATTGTAACGTTACATGATCCTCTTATAAGAACATTATTATCCTTAGCAATAATTTCATACTTATCGCCTACAATGTTTGTAACCTTTGTTCCATCATTTTGAATTTCATGGTTTGTACCTGATGGGTGGTATTCGTGAATTCTTCTATTTGTCTCTGTATTGTCTATTTCAAATACATGTCCGGCTCTTGTTTCTTTAACTGTATTAAATGGATATAAAGAAGTCCAGTCTTTATCTTCTGGCTCTGGACTACTACCCTCTCTTAATTTTTGAGCTGCGTCAAAGTATTCGGCTTCGTCTTTTGATTTTCCTCTTGGGTGTGGTTCATCCCAAGTTTTTCCTTCGTAATCTTTTCCTGTTATATCATCTAATATAGAGTCGCCGGTTTCTTCTGATACTGACGGCGCTCTTGCTGTGCGTATTTCTGTGTCTCTTTGTTCTCTTCTATTGATTAGAGAGTGATGAGTTTCTGCTGCTTCATTTCTAGCAAGCCTGGAAACATCAGGTTCTCCTACTCCTGCAAATCCTTCATCAGGATCGTCTGGAAGTCTAGGGAACCTTCCTGTTGGGTCCATAAATCCTGAGATATCATTGAGCTCTGGTTTGGATGCTGGCTTGCCTGCTATAGTCCCCAGGATCAT